ACCCATATCAGCTTTGTATAAGTCAATGGCTCTAGCAGCAGAACGTGCATCATTGTCATTGTCATACAGCGCATCTTGTACCCACTTAGGCTGCTCTTCTGCCCAGTCGTGAAACTCATCGCTGTCACGTATCTCACCAAAGTCGGGGTGTATATGCATTAGTTCTGCTTCAGCTTTTTCTTTAGTAGCACTAGACTGCAACTCATCAATTGCTTTCATTCTTTCTTCAAGGGCAGTAGATTGCTCACGTGCCTTTTTCATAGCAATTGTTTCTACTATAGCTGCTACATCTGGATAGTCTGCTGCCCATTGTTCAATGTCCTCATCAGACTTAGGCAGTTTCATTTCTTTCTGTGCGGCTTGGCTCAGTTGAGATTTAAGCGATTCAATCTCTTTCTTAAACTCTTCGGCCTGTTGCTGTTGATGTCTACGCAAGTCAGAGTAACGCTTCTTAAATGTTTTTTCCTCTGCGTTCTTAGGTTCTTCTTCTTCTGGTTCAGTAGCTTCTTGTTCTACCTCACCCTTCTGCTCTTTCATCAACTGTTCTAGTTCTTCTTCTTCCATCTTGCGTTTTTCTTCGTTAGTATACTTACGATTTGCAAACGCGATTTTTTTTTCGGGCTTCATTTCTTCAGCCATAATTGTAGCTTGTTCAGCCATTGTACTTCTCCTCGTTGGGGCCAACCGTAGCCACGCCGGGGTGGGGGATTAGGTAGCCAACATATTGTGAATTATTTTTTAGAAGCTAATCCACTCCGCTTCATTTGTTTGGCTAGACCACCAGATTTAAACCTAGATTTATCACCGGGATAACCACCTCCGCCGCTTCTGGAAGGACCTGAAGCTGCGTCAGCTTGTCTATCAGTTAATCCACTAAAAGCTCCATCGTCGTCTCTTTGAACATCACCACCAGATGGGTCTGATGTAGATTTTTTGGCTCTATCAGCAGCCTTGGTAAAGGCACCTCCTTTTGTAGTATCTTTAATTTTTGCCATCTCCGCAGCAGTAGTTTTTGTATAATCAAGCCCTGCGGATTCTGCGGTTCCTTTTAAACCAAGCCCCTTATCACTTAATCTTGCACCCGGTCCCGGTGCTATACCACTAGCTTCAATACCAGCTTTACCACCTTTGCCAGCTTCTGCTTTGTCTGTTACCCCACTAGCACGTGCCGCACTACTACTAAAATCCTCCCTTGCCTTATTCAGAGCCGTTTGCGCAGCTTCTTTTTCTACTACTGTTGCACTAGCACTTTCTATAGTAGCTGCTGCTTTTGCATAATCGGCAGATGCATTAGCCATATTACCTAATTCTGCTCTCAAACTTTTCTCTGTAAAAAAACTATAATCTTCAGCTAAACGTGCTATTTCGCTGTCAAATACTGATTTACTCATAACACCTCTAGCAACTAAACCCACTACAGGATTTATTAATCCTGCAATAAAACTAGCTATATTAGCTGGCTCTTTTATCGCCGAGCCGATATCGTCAAACGGATTTGTTATGTTGCTAAAACTTTTACTAAACATAGACAGACCTTTTGTTGTTGCCGGGTCAAAAAAACTACCCGGTTCACCCCCATAATCTTCAGGTTTTGGTGGTGAGCCATCGCCGCCCGAATCATCCATATCTTTAACCTGTGTTTGACCAAGTGTAGAAGGTACTATTTCTTCTTCAAGTTTAGGCTGGTCTGCCATAGGTTTATACCCTTCAGGTATAGGATAAATAGGTTGACCATTCTTAAAAGGTATTTGTAAAGTTTGTCCCGCTTCATTTTGATAAGTGCGAAGCTCATCATACTGTCCTGCTTTAGTCCCCACTGTTTCTGCAAAAGTTGGTAAATTAGTTGTTTGCAAAGCTGTTGTATATTGAGGGCCAGTAAATTGCGCAGGCTGAAAAAATGGCGTAACACCACCGTAAGGTGTAAAGCCTGTAGGTTGTCCTTGATAACCTTGATAGCCTGTAATTCCAGTTGTGCCTGTTTGATATACTCCTGTTATCGGATTAATTTGATTAGGTGGGGACGGGGGTACAAAGCCACCTACTTGAAAGTTTAATTCATCTTGTCCATCATCTTCTACTTCTAGGTCGTACTCATCAAAAGGTAAATCATCTGGCATAACAGCTTCTTCACTATTGCCCATCTGACCCATAGCTTCCATTTCAGCTAAACCTTGTTTTGCTTCTTGACGCATACGCATTAAGTTTTCAAGGCCAATGTAACGCACTACATCTGCAGGAATAACAAATTCTCCCTCACTCAACTGTGCAGGTATATCATCACGTACTTCTTCTTGTGTTGAACCCGGTGGCACATCATTGCCAGACACAGGGTCTGTTGTGCCACCCTCATCCATGAGACCGCCATCATCAAAGAGTTCTATTTGTTGTGCCATCTTAGCCATTAACTGCATCCCTTAATGTTTTAATATTACGCAACACCGCAATCGCCCCTTGCGCACGGTGCATTAAAATTACACTATCACCTTGTTCTAATGTACGATGTTGTTGTTCTATCAGTGTGTCTATATAACTACTGAAGTGGTCCCACTGGCGTTTGTTGCTGACCAGCGGCTTGAGCTTGTTGAGGAGTTCCTTGTTGTCCACTTGCACTAAATCCTTGTTCACCCGGTACAGGAGCTTGTCCTACACCTATGTTGCCACCACCTGCGCCTGTCGGGTCCATAGCATCTGCACCCGGCGGTGCTTGTTGTTCTTGCATTGGTGCTTGGAAGCCCTTCATAATTTCTGCTTGCAGTGCAGCTTCACTCATATTGTTAGTTACTTTGTCGGGGTCTAAGTCCATAGACTTTGCAATCTCACGGATTACATATTGGAACTTAGCAAAAGGTGCGAGTGCAGGATTACTTGCAATCTGCAAGAACTGCATTAGTCGTTGACTACGAACTTCGTTAGCCATCAAACTTTCTGTGCCACGTGCCTTAACTTCTAAGTCACCTTTTATTTCAGGGTCAAAGTCAAACTGCATATTAAATCTAAACAGACCCTCACCCAAAGGCCGTAGCAAATAGTCATCTACATTTTTTATAACAGTCTTTGTGCCACCAGCAGCAGCATTCATTAACATAGATATACCAGACGCCGTGCGTCCTACACCTGCTACCCCCGTCTGTCCGTGAGCAAATGATGGAAAGCCTGTGCTTTCATCTGCCAGCACACGAGCCTTGTCAAACAACATCATATTTTCTTGCGCTACATTTGGAAACTTTGTGCCAAAGATAGCTTGACCCGGTGCGCCACCTTGTCTACGAAATATCTTGCCCGGATATAATGACAGGTCTTGACCCGGCACTAAGTTAGTTTCATCTACCTCAACAATCAAGTTGCCAGACAGAACAGCATTGTCAACAGCCATACGCATAAAACCGTTCATCAGTGTCTGCGTATCGTCCATGTTTTCAGCAATACCCACACCAAAGAATGAATATGGATTTAGTTCATATGGTGCAGCAGAATATGGTATCTTTGATGGCTTAAATGGATTAAGCACCATACGCAAAAGTTTATTGTTACATACCCAAATATTTGCTTGTAGTTCATCAAACTCTTTTAATTCTTTTGGTATATCTACATCTTGCTCTTCAAGAAGCTCAACATCAACCATACCCCAATACTCAAGAACTTCAAAGCGGTCAATGCCATGTTCTGGTGCATAGTCAGTTAGGTCTTCTTCCCAATACTTCTTAGTATAGTTTTCGCCCATCTGGATGACTTCATCAATAACACCACTTCTAAAGTATGGACGCTTCTTTAGATTACGCAATTGGGTGCGTGACATTTTATGACGCTCAATAACATATTGCGCTTCATCCATATTGTTTGCATCTGGGTCTGGATAAAAGTTCCAAACAGATACATGGTTTACTTGTGGTATTGTTTTAAACAAAGGGTCATAGTTACCATCATCACCCCAATTAGGATATTCCTTGTCAACAGCAAACGGGCCTTTCATTACACCCGTACCAAACAATGCCATTTCAAATGCCGCACTACGCAAATGTTTAGTTGCGCCAGACTCTTCTAACTGGTCATGTATTTTCTTTTGCATTTTCTTTGCAGCAATCATTGCTGGACTAAATGCAATAGCAGTAGGTGTTTGTCCCGGTCCTTCTTTTAGTTTATCTTGTACTGGCTCCAATTTATTTTCCAGTACCCCAAGTTTTTCTTGAAGACTCGTGGCAGTCGCACCTGTTGGGAAATCCATTCCGTCTCCCGCAAAACCGTAGGGACTGGAAAGTGCAGTTTCACTACGTAATTGTTCTGGTTCTTTAGGGTCAAAATGTACATCGGCTACTACACCTTCTGGTAATTCAGTTGGCTCAATAGATAAAGGAAAACGCTGGTTAGCAAACAGAACGTCTACAATTTGTCCATATGCTGCCAGCGTTTTAGTTTTTGTAACTTTAATAAATACACGAGATTTTTCTGCTTCAGTAAACTGAACGTCTGGGCCGTATAAACCCCTATAATTACGATATGCCCGTAGCCAACGCTCTTCGTCCTGATACCTATAATCTTCAGAACGACTATACCTATCCATAATAAAAGGTATAATATTAGTTACATCAGTGTCAGTTTGAGATGTATCATCTGTATCTTCCAGAGCGATAGCATCATCTTCAATCATAATTTCATCTTCAGCCATACTATTTTTCCTTAGTATCCAAAGGTCGCATCTGCTACTTGCATACCGCCACCGGGTCTACCCATTGGGTCATAATCAAATATACTAAATCTTGGTCTGGACATTATACCATATCTTAACGCATCGTACAAGTGGTCTTCCGACTTCGTGTCAATATCTTCTGGATTTTTCTTGTCCAAAGGAATGGACGGTAACTGGGAAGTGAGGTTTGTGCAAGTATTAAAGAAAACAAGTCTAGGCTCCTCTGTAAATTCATCTATCTGTAGTCTTCGGTGTACTTCGTTTTTACCCGCTACACGACTACCTCTACTTCTATCAGAAGGTCTCCAACGACATCCTTTGCTAATCATTTGTTCTGCCAAAGAAGGACCAGTATCGCCACGTTTATGCCACAAAGAGCTATCTAAAACACCGTACTTAATATTACCATCTTCAGCTTCTGCTTCTAGAATCATATCTGCCAAGTCTGTGGCAAGGACTTTAGAAACGTAGAGTTCTCTATATACAACAAGTTGTTCATCAGGCGCAACGGCAAACCAAACAACACCACTATAGCTACCGTAGCCATAATCGCAAGCCCGAAACTTAACCCAATTGCTAGGAATACGATAAGGCTCAACGACATGAACATTCCTATCGAACTCAGTAAAGGCTGCTCCTTCTTTAATATCCCAATCACCTTCCAGAAGTTGCCTTCTCTGTTGCTCTGGAAGAGAAAGGAGCATGGCTTCGTAATCACCTGCTTCCGCAAGGTATGGATTATCAGAAAGTCTTGCGGGTATAAATCGTCTTTTGAATAAAGGCTTTCCAGCCTTGCTATGTCCTGCTGGGTACCGTAGGACTTCGGTTGTTTCAATATCGGTTGCATCGAAGGCTCTATCATATGGCGAAGGGTCAATGAACATTTTCTTAACCCAGTGATGACCTCTACCGCCGGGGTTGGTCGTAGCCCTCATAAAAATTGGCAAATCGGGTGCAGTGGACCGTAGACGTGACCGCATGTAATTCCATGCGTATGGTGATTGCCACTGTGTCAATTCGTCAAAGCCTATCCAGCTAAAAGCTAGACCCTGATAGCGCAGGACATCTTCATCTCTGTCGAGGTATGACATCCACAATCTCGCACCAGATGGCGCAGTCCACTGCATCTTTCTTTCT